TTGCCCACGTTAATGTGGAACACGCCATGAGCGAGAGTGAATCCAAGGACAAGTCGGAAGACATGGCCGAAGGTGAAAACTCAATGTCCGAAGAGGAAAAGATGATGAAGATGGCCGAGGAGTCGGATAAGGAAAACTATAGCTAATGCCTATTTACCAGTACGAGGACTCCAGAAATGGGAAAGTTGTCGAACTGGAAAAGGCTGTGGCCGAAAGGGATTCTGTCCCTCGTTACCTTAAACGATTCACCGTCCCGCAAAGATTGAGCCTAGTGGGGGTTGGCGAACCCCTCGACAACCCGCTAGGAGTCAATCAAACAAACTTGATGAAGGGGTACTACCGCCAAGAACAAAAGCTTGGCAGTAGGTTTAGAAGCCAATATACGCCAGATAGTATCAAACGTGCGGCTATAAGGAGAAAAAAATATGGCGAATGAATTTGTAAGAAGCACTCGTAAGGCTAAGGGAAAAGCTATCCGCTTTGATACCCAAAACCAGACAAACGTATTTGAGATTACGGCAAGCTCCAGCGGTGGCACTGTTAACACAGTTGCAACAGCCCCTGCGTCCTTGAACGTGACGCTCAACGGAACGTCTTACAGAATCGCATTACACACCTAATTGTATGCGCCTCTTATCCCGTCTTACGCTTGGTAATTCTGGGACAATTATTGCATCGTCAGCTTCCACTAATACTGGAAGCTACGATGCGGTAACTGCTCTTACATTATCCACAGCTACCCTTGTTATCAGTGGTGCTACAACCGCCGCAACCTACGCTGCTGGTGTGACCGTTTACGGTGACATCGACCAGGTTGCTTTAACTGGTGGTGCGATGGCAATTTATAATCGCAAAGATTAAGGAGTCCTAAAATGGGCCGTCAGTGGAATACTATTATTGATGCCCTTAGTGGCGGAACAATGGCTATCAATGTCAACGTAGCTGACATTGAGGCTTTACTTGTAACCCTACAGGCTGACGTTGCCGATGGCATTCGATTGCCCAACGCCACAACTGGAGGAACTGGCCCTACTGCATTTACCAGCACTAGCTACGGAACAATAGCAACCTCGTCAACAGCTAGGCTCGGATGTACTATTTTTAACGAAGGTGCTGGAAGACTATACGCAACATTGGGTACTGGAACAACCTCAACAACTTCATATACCGTTAGCGTTGGTAGTGGAGAATATTACGAAGTCCCAATGAACTACACTGGACTTATTGGTGGAATATTTGGCACAGCAGGAACAGCTAGAGTTACAGTGTTAAGTTAGAGGTAAACTATGTCTCTGTACTCAACGGCTTGCCCACTTCCTATAAACAGGAAGATATTTAGGCACAAGACATCTGCATTCTCGCCAACCAATTTAACTGGCCTTTCTCTATGGCTCAAGGCTGATGCTGGCATTACCCTTTCTGGCTCAGATGTAACGGCTTGGGCAGATCAGAGTGGAAATGGAAATAATGCCACGGCAATAGATACGCCAACACTTAGCACAGTAAGCGGAAAAACATTCGTAGATTTTGCTGGTGGATATTTTACTGGCAATGAACTAATCACATCGCCTTACGCAACCATTATGTGTGTAGCAAGATTTTCCGAGCAACTAGATGTTTCAAAAATGTTTACGCAATTTTCTGGTGTTTCTGGTGATCTGGATAATATGTCGTTTTACTGGGGAATTGATTTAGATAATAGATTTGGAGTGTATAACGGCTTTGTTCTTAACTCCTCTTCACTAACAAATAATAATCAAACATATCTATTTGGAGCAACTTTTAATAATGATATTGGAACATTATATTTAAATAGTTCTGAAGATGCAAGTGAGTATTGCGGAGAATCAACGCCAGCAGGCAATTATTATCTTGGGAGATGGGTAGATAACGAGCGTACGTCTTATACAATGAAAATGGCCGAAATTGTCATTTATAATCGAGTGCTTACAAACACGGAACGCCAGCAAGTCGAGGCGTATCTAAACGCTAAATACGCAATCTATTAAAATGCCGCTCTTCCTGATCGCCCTTTTGCTTTCCTCCTGCTCGCCACGGCCAGCGGATCAGAACAATTCACTTCCCCGCTATTCCGATATGGGCGCGGCTGAAGACGCTGGTAATGTCAAATGAAACGCATCGCCATGTGGCTGACCAATTTGAGTTTGCGTTTCTTAATGACGGGGCAGGAATACGCTTGTTTCAAGGAGGCGTTAAAGTTTGCTGTGGAGAACAACAATATGGTCAAGGAGACGAAGTACATTGGCAAGGTAAAGCATCTCCTCTCTGTCAACAGAAGCATCAAGCGGATTGTCGAGGAAGGCCGAGATCGGGAAGAGGTGACGGATGCAGTTGTCCATCTTGCGGTTGCACTCAGATATTTGGAGGGTAGGGGTCGTGAGTCTTGATGAGGTTTCGGATCTTAGGGACAGGGTTGCCAACGTATCAGAGCGACTTGCCAGAATGGAAGAACGCCAGATGACGCTGATCTCAATGATTGAAAGGTCACTTGCTTTCCACGGAGATGTTGCTAATAGATTAGGTGCGCTAGAACACCTGCGGACGAAGGTTCTGGCTGTAGCTGGGCTAATAGGGCTTGCTTGCTCAATGGCCTGGGATGTCCTCAAAAACCGTTTCGCCAACTAGGAGATTAAATGCCCACGCTTGGAACACAGAACATTTCGACTAGCTATCCACAGCTACTCAAGACTGACGGCTTGGGCGGGATAGACGGCACGTTGCAGGCAGTTACGGATGGCGATAATACATCTAGCGCGCTGCAATTATCTACGGCAGGAGTTAGATCCACTGGAACTTTGAACGCAGCAGGCGCGACTACTCTGTCATCCAGCCTAGCTGTTACTGGCGCGGTCACGCTGTCTTCAAGTCTCGGCGTAACAGCAGCAGCAACCTTTAGCTCAAGCGTATCGGCCACAACTGGTACAGTTACAATCGGAACTCTATCAGCCAGCACTGCAACAATTAGTACCGCAACCATTCCTCTCCAGCTTGGCGCAATTACTTTTGGATCTAACATTACCGCCTCAACTGGAACGGCTACGATTGGAACTCTGTCGGCAAGCACAGCCACAATTTCTACGGCTACAATTCCGCTTCAACTCGGAAATATCACTTTTGGGTCAAACATTACAGCATCTACTGGAACAGCAACGATTGGCACTGAGTCGGTAAACGTATCAACGATTGCTTCTGCCACATTTGGAACAGCTAGAATTACTGGATCTACTGGGGGGGTAACAGCATTTAATTATGGTACTGCTGCATTTACTGGCGCAACCCTCCAAGACCTTGACTCAATAACAACTGGATCAAACATAACAACTGGAACATTTACAGTTTCTGGTGCAGCGATTGGGGATATTGTCTTGGGTGGGCTTAATTCACTTAGTTCAAGTTCTGGCACTGCTGGACTTGGTACGGCTGGCGCAAGAATGATGAGCCAATTTAGAGTTGAAGGTGCAAATGTTATTAGATACACAATTCTCAATACAGATACAGTTTCTCATGGAACAATCCCTGCTGGCACGCTTTACGCAACCGCAATGAGGTTTATAGCTTAATATGGCAATCAAATTCAATCGCTCGCAGACGTTTGCAACCAACGGAACGGTTACAGCCGCAGGGTTGCACAATCTAATTGACGGGACGGACATCTACCAGGCGTTAATCACCGATCAAACGGCTATGACTTCGGTTGGTAGCCTTGATAAGCTATTGATTGCTGACTCCGATCTTACAGCAGCCGATGCCCCAAGGTCAGTAACTGTAAACGAATTGTTTGAAGATGCGCTGACTTTAAGCACATATACGAATGTAAATGCCGTTAATTTGAAATACACAAGTGCAACAGGGAATTATACTCTCAGCACTGGTGCAACGATTACAACTGGAACAATTCCCAATTTAACATCAAGCACTGCAAGCATTACGATTGGAACTATTCCTACTCTTACCGCTGGAACAACTACATCTACTGCTGCTAATATTACCAACGGAACAGTTCAGACGCTGACGGCGAGTACGGCTAACATTAGTCAAGGATCGGCAATACTTACCCAAGGAACGATTGCCACACTTAATAGCACTACTGGAACGATTGGAAACCTATCCGCAACCACATCCACATTCCTTGGAACAATTACTGGCTCAACCAATGTAGTCAACATTGGCAGTGGTCAGATTTATAAGGATGCAAGTGGCAACGTTGGGATTGGGATTACGAGCCCCTCGCGTCAACTATCTGTTTCTGGAGCAAGCGCAGCACTTGGAATAACATCAACCGCTGCTGGTGGGAATACGGTATCAATAAATCCAGCAACTACTGCAAATAGCAACACAGCTCAAATTGATTGTTCTGGTGCAAATGCTTTAATATTTAATACAAACTCCACAGAACGCCTCCGCATTGCCCCTGCTGGTCAAATCGGAATTGGTGGAGCTAACTACGGAACTAGCGGTCAAGTGCTAACAAGTGCAGGGGCTTCGACTGCTCCTAGTTGGCAGACGGTATCAGCAATTACAAGCGGAACTGCTGTTGCCTCAACCAGCGGCACTGCAATTGACTTTACTGGTATTCCAAGCACTGCAAAAAGAATTACAGTGATCTTTAATGGAGTTAGTCTCAATGGAACTCAAAATTTATTAGTCCAAATAGGATCTACAACATTTTCTACTTCTGGATATAACTCAACATCTAACGAAACAAATCAAGCAAGCTCAACAGCAGGAGCATCATCAACCGCTGGATTTATTGTAAAGAGTGGAATAGCAGCAGATGTATCATCAGGAATACTCACAATAGTTAACATCTCTTCAAATACATGGATAAGCTCTCACGTTACAAAAAAATCAACTACAAACGCATGTTGGGGTGGTGGAGACGGATCAACTTCTGGAACGCTTGATAGAATTAGAGTGACATCCACAAGCTCGGACACCTTTGACGCTGGCTCTGTCAACATCATGTACGAAGGATAATTTATGATAGCAAGAATTGAATCAAACTGTACAACTGGCGAAGTAAAATACTTTGACGAAAATGAAGTCGAGATTGACCCTAGTACAATTTCAACAGGCTCAAGCGAAGGCTAAATGACCCTAACCGAAATCGCCCAATTCGCAGGCGAGAAGGTTGGAAAGACCGACTCGGATACGCTTACTTTCTTGCAGAAATCTGCAAGCTTGGCTTACAGGCGCGTATGGGACTTTGCGCCTTGGCGTGAGACTGTCACAAATTCTACCTATTCAGTTGGAACAAACAGGCAGATCACGCTTGGCACAAATGTGGAAACTCCCCTCTCGGTAGCCTACAACGATGCAGAGGTTGACCCGATTGACCTGGCTACCATTATTAGCCAAGACCCAGGTTTGCTTGATGATGCGCGTACTGGCGATCCAGATACCTACCATTTTACAGGTCGAAACAGCAGTGGAGTCGCAGAGCTAAACCTTTACCCAAGGCTTGCAACATCTGGCACAATCCCATTGCGTGTTGTCGAGAAGCTAAAATGCCTTACTCGCACAAACATCATTGTTGACTTTCCTCCATCCCAAACCGCATTGGATGACGAGCTTCGCTTGCCCCACGTTCATCACTTGGTTCTTGCCTTGACTCACGCAGACGCATTAGAGCGTGAACGGCAGTATGCTAAGGCGCAAGCTATCACGCAGACTGCTAACGCTGATCTGGCTTTAATGGCTAACTACGAGTTGAGCCAAGTTGGCGGCATAAAGCAGATCACTCCGCAGAGCCTTGGCGAGCTAACCATAGAAGAGATGTTCTCGGCTTAAAGGAGGCATCATGCCTTACTATTCGGATAACCTAGACGATCTCTTGGCGTTTGATGGAGTCCGCAGTTTTGCTGGCGGCCAAGCCAGCGGCTTGCAATCCGACTTATTGGCAGGGAATCAAGTTCAGCAATTGGTCAATATGACCCTGTCTCCAAAGGGTAGCCTTGAGACACGCAAAGGAGTTACAAGCTTTAGCACGACAGCGACAAGTCAAGAAGGCTCAATTGGTGGAATGCGGTATTATGATACTTCGCAATCCGAAAGACTTATAGCCGTTACGCAAGGCAGGCTTTATACAATTGATTCAAATGGGAATGCGCAACTGCGTCCAGCAGATGAAATATGGAACAATTTTACTGGGGCTACTCGCATTTGGGATAATGAAAATCAGCAATGGGCTGACGGATTTTCTACAAATTATGATGTCAAGGTCAACATGGCTCAGTTTAACGACAAGATGTACATGGGCGATGCAGATGGCCCTCTTTACTTTTTTGATGGAGCTTCCACGGGTGGAACTGGAATTACAACAAGACAGGGCGGTAAAGTTAGGGCAATAAAAGTTACGAATGGAGGAACTGAATATACAAGCGCAACAGCAGTTATTACTGGACCAGATTGGGGCGGTACACTTCCAACTCTAATCACAACCGTTGCTGGCGGAGCAGTTACTGGTGTTATAGTTGATGACGGAGGATCTGGCTACTCTGGTGCGCCGACAGTTACAATTATTGGAGATGGATCTGGAGCTACAGCTACGGCAACGGTAAGTCCTCCTCCTCTAAATTTAAGACTTTTAATCAATACTGGGAATAGGTTGTTTGGTGTTGGATCTAGCTCAAATCGCAACACACTTTATGCTTCTGATATTCTCGATGCCTCTATTTGGGATTCAACAAACAGCATTGTGGTCAACGCAGATGACGGAGACGAGATCACTGCGATTGTTCAATACTACCAGAATAGAATTATTGTTTTCAAAAAGAGGCGCATATTCCAAGTAACAATACCTCCAGATGCAACTACTGCTGCCGACTGGACGGTCGAGTTAATTTCAAACAACACTGGATGCGTGGCAGAACAATCTGCTGTCCAAGTGAACAGCGACATATTCTTTCTTTCAGACGATGGAATTAGGTCGCTTGTGCGTTCAGCCGCAGATGATTTTACATCTGTTGGACTTCCAATATCGGAAGTAGTCAAGGATGTGATCCAAGAAATCAATGTTGCCAAGATAGGCATAGCTACTGCCCACTTTTACGACAATAGATATTTTCTTGCAATTCCAACACAATCGAATGACTACAATGATACAATCATTGTGTACAACACAATCCTTGGGGCATTTGAGGGAACTTGGACTCCAGATGTAATGCAATTTGCGTTGACCAACTTCCAAGACCAAGGCTTGCGATTGATGATGAAATTGACAACGGGACAGATTACGAGGTATAGCGGATATAAGACATCAGCCCAAGTTACAACCGCAGATTATCAAGATTTTGGAGTTTATACGACAACCGCTGGTACGACTACAACGACATCAACAGGCGTGTTTAACTATGAATCCTATGTCCGAACCAAGGACTTTAATTTTGGCGATCCATTTGCGGTAAAATATGGATCGCATTTTGAGGTCATCTTTGACGATTCATTCTCAACGGATACAACAATATCAATTCAGCGTGATATTGATGTTGGGGATATTGACGTTCAGCCAAACCTAAACATCTCCAGTTCTGCCCTCACACTTGAGTTCACGCTTCCAGCGCAACTTCCAACATCAGTCAAAAAGAAGCTTGCAAGCGACTTGCGTAAATACGAGAAGTGGAGACTGCTTAACGTCAAGATTCAAAGCGCAGCAAACAAGATGGCGATACGACAGATCACGGCAGCAGCTAATCCAGATACAATCCAGATTCAGAAATCTATATGACGGCTGTTGAGTATATTGAGCAAAGCGGTGTTCCAGAGGCTATGTGGCCTAACCTTGAGGCTTGGTACGGTTGGTTTGAGAAGCAGGGCATGGTTGGCATTGTGGAGGATAAGGATGGGATTGCTGGGGTGGCTTTGGCTAGGTGCATAAAAGACTGGCAAAAGCCTGACCATTATGTGCATAGCGAGGATGGCGAGAATGTCTTTGTTGACTTGACGATCTCATCAAAGGGTGGTAAATCTCTACGTTGCTTGCTGTTGTTGCTTTGGCAACGCTTTGGTCCTCGCAAGCGGATCACCTTTAATCGTTCTGGCAAACCAAGGAGTTACGACTATATGACATTTATGCGAAAGGCTAGGGTTTAACACCATGGGTGGATCACCTTCTATCCCCTCTCCGCCCCCTCCGCCCGATCCAGCAGCGGTAGCACAGGCCAATGCAGAGGCATACAAGAAGAATATTGATACCTATATCGAGAAGTCTCCAGAGCTTGCTGCTCTTGAAAATAAGCTTCGCGTCCAGTATATGCCCAAACAGCGAGCATTGGAACGCGAGCTTGCTGCACTAGACCAACAGTCAGGCGTGCAGGCTGGGATGCAATTAGAGCGTCAGTACGGCCCACAACGCACCCTAGAATCGCTCCGTAGGCAGTACGAGACTAGCCCACAAGCGTATGCCTTGAATCGCGGATTAGGCGATCAGATGACTAGGCAGTTCGAGCGTTTGTATGGCACTTCACCCTACGGCTCAGTTGAGCAGAATGTAGCGTTCAATCGTCAGCCTGGGCCAGTTGACTTGTATGGCACAATTGGAACGAATATCAGCAATCCAGAGTTAAAGGCTTAATATGGCTGAAAATTTACAAAAATTTGGAGGCAAAGGTCAAGGTGGTCCCGCGTACATCGTAAAGCCAGACGGAACAATTTACGACTATCAGCAGGCATTGTGGATGCCAAACAGTGAACAGGATAAACTTGGATTAACATGGATTCGCAGTGCAACAAGAAATTGGTCTTGGCAGGGTGACAGCGCAGATACAATTAAATCGAAATACGGGGATTTTATTGTAAATTCAAAGGGCGAGGCGGACGCAAAGGCAAATCAGATTATTAACGACAAGAAACTTTCAGATCTTGAGAAAAAGATTGAGGAAGACAAAAAGGCAAATAAAGAGTCAACCTACGCATCGCTTGCATCACAAATCAAAGACTTAACATCTGGTGCAAGTAGAAGCACAATTCCAGATTTCAAAAAGGAATTGACCCAACTTTCGGCAGACAGGAATTATGGTGTTTCCGATTTTGGTTCTAAATTAAACTTTCAAGTGTCGGATCAACAGATCATAGACGATTATAACAATTCGAGATTATCCACCCTAAACGGCGTAATTCAGCGCGGCAACACTCAGATTGCTGGCATCAATGAAAGGATTAAAGCAGCCAATGCTCTTTTGAAGGAATTACCTGCTGGTGACGCAAGGCGCGCATCTTCTGAAGTATTCATCAAGGAACTTAATAATGACTTGAAAAGCGTAACCAGCGCGGTCACGGAAGCGCAGGGAATGCAGGAGAGCTTCAAACCAATTACTGCCGCAAGCCCTCAAGCGGCAAAAGAAATTACATCACTCCGATCCTACCTCCAACTCCCCGAAGAGCGCGCAAGCCAACAACTCCGCCAGATTGATCCCGAGTCATACAACACATCGGTTGCCCTCGGTAAACAGTATCGCCAGATGGCAACTCAACCAATTGGAGCTACAACCACGCCAGAGACTGAGCAACTGCGTAAGACAATCGAGGATGAGGCTCTTAATCAACTTCGCCTAGGATCGACCATTGGCGCGGAAGAACGGCGTGGATACGAGCAATCCATCCGTGGAGCGCAAACTGCTCGTGGCAACATCTTTGGCCTTGGACCAGCAGTACAAGAAGCCTCGCAGATCGGTGCTGCTGGCGAAGCTCGCAAGCTTGCACGCTATGGAGCAGCACAGAGCTTCCTTGGGTCTGGTCAAGCTACTGGTGATGCGCTCAAAGCTGATATAGCATTCCGTGACGCATTGCGTCAGAATAGACTGGGCGCAGCTTCCAACTTTGTTGCTGGCGGACCTTCCATCGCCAACCTCGCGGGCGCACGCACAGCACAGCAGCAGGGTGCGATGCAGAGCTACATCCAAGCCAATCAAGCATTGCCTGGCGGGTTTAACCAACAGCCCTCTACGGCTGCGAACTTCTATCAGACAACAAGCCCAGAGATTCCAGTTGCGCTTACCAATGCGTTTAATCAGCTTTATCGCTCGCAGGCTGATTACGGAGCAAGCACCTACGGCGCGCAGGTTGGTGCGATTTCTAGACAGCCAAACGGCTTCCAAAACTTTGCTACACTTGCTGGCGGTGTCGCTGATCTAGGGAAGAGTTTTGGTGGACTTGCATCAGCAGGAGTATTTTGTTGGGTTGCTCGTGAAGTTTATGGCATTGATAATCCTAAATGGCTTCAATTTAGGGAATGGATGTTGACCAAGGCATCCGACAATCTAAGAAACTATTACATTGAGTATGGCGAGAGAATTGCCAAGTCAATACGCAACAAGCCTAAAATTAAGGCACTCATCCGCAAGTGGATGGATTCAAAGATTGGATAATTTATGGCACTAGATCCAAATGATCCTCTTATTCCTATGCCTTGGCAAATGGATAGTATTAGAGCGTATCGCGCAAGTAAAGCAATGAAGGCAGAAGAAGATGCGTTGAAAATGGAAAAGTTGCGTATGGATATTTCAAAAGCGCGCGAAGAAGAAACAATGTCAACCCCAATAGGAAGGGCTGGAAGGGCTGCAGATGTAGCAGCTTTTCTTGAACAAGAAAAACAAAAAGAATCTGGAATTCCTATTGGCGAGGAAATGGGCGCAAGGATGATTGCAAAAGGTGGACCAAGCATTCTTGAGGCAACCAAAATGCAGGGTCAGCTTGATGTTGAGGCCAAAGCAAGGCAAGCAAGAGTTGATGCAGCAAAGAACTACCTTGCTGGCGAGAAATCCTTGCTTCCAACTGCCGACATAAACCTTGGCGGAGTGAAGCGAACTGTTCTTGCTCCAGAGGCGGGCATGGCTGGAGCAGATATTTATACTCAAATTTACCGCACTCAAGTTCCTCAATTGGCCGCAACTTATGAGGCAGAAGGCCAGCCAAGAGATACAGCAATTAAAATGGCAAGTGCGGATGTAAGGAGTAAACTTACTGGAGCAGCATCAAGCGGGAAAATTCCTCTAATAGCTGCGAATGGAAATCCTATTTTTGTTACTGTACCTCAAGCAGCGCAATTGCTAGATTCTGACATAACTCCTCAATTTATGAAAAATCAACTAAGAGAAGCCCTTGGAGGCAAGGAAGAACCAGCGGCTGCAAATTGGGTTAAAACAAGACTAGGCAGATAACATGGCTGAAGCCCTAGAGCTATCATCAGCCAATCGTATTCGGCAACTGGCGGGGATGCCCGTAGAGCCAGAGCCAGCACCAAAACTAGAAGAACCTCCAGCGTGGAGTGAGGTCAAGGCTTCCGAAGATTACAAGACTCTTACCTATCCAGAGCAAGTTAACTTGGCTCAACAGTGGGGCGCGGAAACAAAACAGTACGCATCCACGCTTAAAGACTACACGCCAGAGCAGGATGCAGAAATTGATGATTTTGTAAACACGCAGGCCGTTGATGTTCCGACCAATGTAAAGGTTGCGGCTAGTGCTGCTGGTCTGGTCAAAGGATCGGCCTCAGTAATGGGCGGGATTGCTGGTGGATTGGGAGGCTTGGCAGTTGGTGGGCCGATTGGTGCTGTTGTGGGAGGAATTGGAGGATCAGTTGCGGCGGGTCAATTGGCAGAAGCTGGACTACAAAAGTTTACTCCAAATGTTGCAAGAGCAGGCGAGTTTGCCCCAGGCTATCAAATAGCGGGTCAATATGCTCCAGAAGTTGTTATGGGTACGGTTGGCGCGAAGCAGTTAGTCCAAGCTGGTAAAACATTATTTCAAGAACTGGGCGCAAAGAGAGCAGCGCAAGAGTTGGGTAAAACAGTTGGTGTATCAGCAGTTGGTGGTGCTGGAATTGGAAGTGCTATTCGCGCAATTACTGGCAGTGAGGTTACGGCAAGAACAATTGCTGAAGACGCATTGTTTAATACTCTTTACGCTGGTCTTGGCAGCGGATCTAGGGTTAAAGGATATAATTTCAACGAGTTTAAGGATTTGAATTATAAAGTTAAGGGTGGCAAAGCAACGCCTGCTGAGGTTCGTGATTGGCAACAAATCCTTAACGAAGCACAAAGGACGCAAGCAACTGGAGTTGAACGAGCCAAGCGTACCGAGGTTCAACTCGGTGGGAGGACTGTTCTTGATAAAGTAAATCTTGAAGGTGGCGCGCCAACACAAGTTCGCCCTTATTACGAACCGTTGCCAGCACCAACGTCAACTGAAATACAGATTGCAAGGCCACAACCACAAGAGCGTCCGATTAAGCCAGCCACAGTAATTCCACAAGAACAGTTACCAGAAGTAGGCGTACGCGGAAACGTACGTGGCACGCAGGCAGACACGGCAGCTATGCAACGGCGTGGAATCATTACTCCGATGCAGGAAAGCTTAGTCGATCTCAACGATCCAGTGCCGAAGACAAACGTATTCACAACCGAATCCCAAGGCATCAATCGTGAAGCCATTATTCCAGACACTCGCGGATTGCAGGGCGAGATTGTACGCGAAGGTCCGATTGTTACGCCAAGGACGCAGTTGCCTAGTGGCGAGATGTTGGCATTGCCAGCGGAGGGTGAGTTTAGGCCGACAAGAAAAGCAGAAGAAGCAGCCGCAGTGATTGAATTAGAGAAGGGAATGGAGGAGAGGATTAGGCAATCTCCGCAGGGACAGCGAGCATTAAGGAAGGATTTGGAGGCTGTTGCTGTGCCAGAAGGACAAGTAATCAGCAACGCATCAGAATCAAATGTTGATACTGGAGCATATCATTATGGTGACTTGGGGGTCGCTCGCGATACTACATTATCAAGAATGACAGTCGGAAGGTCTACTGGGCATTTTGGTACTGGAACATATTTTCTTGGAGATAAGAGTGCTGGGCCTGGAAGAGAGGGAAGACCAATAAAGAATATAGATTTAACTGGCTTGAATTTATATAAACCACAATCTTCTAAAATTGCGTTTAATTTACACGATAATCTTCGTGCTGTAAATGAAGAAATTGAATCTGGAAAAAACATAAGCTTTGAACAGCCGAGCAGTAATGGATCTAAGATTGTTGGAGGACTTGGTATTGAATTAAAATCTCCTGGCGATTCATTTGAAAAATCTGAATCAAATGTAAAAAAGGCTTTATTAAAAGTAGATTCAATATTCAAAAACAATCAAAACGATGGAGTCAGAACTCCATCAACATACTTGATGCAGGAACTTGGATATGACGGAATTGATGTTCGCGGGACAAATGCAGACAATACTGATTATGGAAGTGTAATTTTTGCAAAACCTATTCCTACCCCTAAACCCACCATCCCTCGCCCAATGCGCGGCAAGGCTGGCGAGGCTGGGTTCATTGTATCCGATGTGCAGGAAGGTGCGGCCAAGGTAGCGCAGAAGTGGCTTACCACAGAAGGCAATCTTCCAAAAGAGATGTTTGACATTATGGAAGCCAAGGGATCGCGCACGCAGGCGATGCTGAAGCAGATTGATTTTACGCTAAAGGATCTATCGAATGCAGCCAGAGAACTTAATGGAAAGCCTAAATTAACGCCACAGCAGTCGCTTCAGGTTGACCAATTTCTTCGCGGTTATCTACCAGCAGAGAATCTTCCAGAGCCAATCAGACCCGTAGTACAGCAGATGCGCCGTCAGCTAGACAACCTGTCGGAAGGCTTGATTCAATCTGGTGTGTTCTCGCAGGAAGCTGGTCCTTCTGGAATAAGCAAGGCTGATATGATCAGAATGAATAAGGGCGAATATCTGACTCGTTCTTATGAGAAGTTTGATAATCCCAGGTTTAATGTGGAACTGCTAAAGAAAAGGGATCTAACTAAGTATACCCAGGCTGAAACATTTGTTCGCAATGAGCTAAAGGCTCAGAATCCAAGCATTACCGAAGAAGAAGTGCAGGGCAGGATTAGAGAGATAGTCGAGCAGGGTCGAGATAAGCCAATGGAGTCAATGATTCAAGCCTCTGGAATTGGCAAGAAGCTTGGGATTACCAAGGCAAGACAGGACATTCCAGAGCAGATCAGATATTTGATGGGAGAATACAACGATCCAATCATCAATTACGCAAGATCAGCAAGCAAGATGATTAACCTGCTCCAATCTCAAGAGCAGTTGAACAAGCTGAAGGAATTTGGTATTGCAAACAAGCTGTTCTTTGAAAAGCCAACTGGAACTGCTGTTAAACAGATTGCTGCCGATGGTTCTGATACGCGCTCGCCATTAAATGGTCTTTACGCAGAGCCAGAACTTGTAGATGCCATTGAAAATTTCGACATGTTCCATAAAGGCGGGGCTCCATTCCAACTTTACTCAATGGCGAATGCTTGGGTCAAGTGGGGCAAGACAGTTGGGAGCATCCAGGCTCAGTTTAGGAATCCAATTTCAAACGTATTGATTGAGGTTGCGAATGGAAACGTGTCATTTGGTGGAAATCTAAAACCACTTAAGTCTGTTTTAGCTGAGTTTGGAGTTCCAAGCATGGACACTAAAGAAGGTCGAGCCTATTTGACTAGAGCAACGCAACTTGGACTTTATGACAATACAGTTCTAAATGAATTCTCTCAAATACTTAAAGATGCACAGCAATATAAAGGATCAACAATTGATTTTGCAGAAGACCTATCTGGAAAAAGTATAAATATTGCAAAAAAAGGACTTGCAGCACTGAATAAAACATATCGCGCTGGAGATAATTTATTCAAATTAATGGCCTGGGAAAATGAAACAAAGCAATTGATGAATGGAAGAGGATTATCTAGACAAGAAGCAGAAGTGATCGCATCCGAGCGTGTAAAAAATACTAGACCAACTTATTCTCGCGTTCCAAGAATTGTTAAGGCATTAAGACTTCAACCATTTTTTGGTAATTTCATATCTTGGCCTTCCGAAATGTTGAGAATTATACCAAATACACTTAGATACGCTGGAGAGGATTTGAAAACTCCTGGGATGCGTAGGTATGGATTTAATAGATTGATTGGCATTCTTGCAGCAACAACTGCAACCGTTGCAATAACAAGGCTTGGTATGTGGGCAACTGAATTTAACGACAGGAAGATGCAAGCTTTAAGGCGTTTTGTTGCACCGTATCAAAAAAATGCAACGCTTATGCCAACTGGATCAGATGGTAAAGATGTTGGTTATGTTGACATTTCATACACAGATCCATACGAAGTATTTAAAGGACCAGCTTTTGCAGTTGCATCTGGTAGAGATCCAGAAGAGTCAATACTTAATGCGACCAAAGATTTTCTTGAATCTTATATTGGTCCTAGCATCTTGGCAAATTCAATTGCTTCTGCAATTTATGGCAAAACACCTCAAGGAAGAGCAATTCGCAATCCACAAGATACAACTCTCGATCAGACTTTAAGCACAATAAATTATTTGTTTAGGCAAAATGAGCCTGCAACAGTTTCACAGTTTCGCAGAATTGGCTATGCCTTAACTGGTCAACCCGACACAACCGTTTCCAAGTATGGCCGTGTGTACAAGCCATCCGAGGAATTGTCTGCGCTGTTCGGCATCCGTCCGCAATCCATCAACGTATCCAAGGCACTAGAATCGAAGGCATCTAGGTTTAATACGGATATGGCCGATGTTGGAAGGATATTCACAGAAACCTATGGCGCAGTTGGCAATGTTCCAGAAGCGAAGGTGCGGGAGCAGTTCGCTAAAATGGAGAACCGCCGAAAGGTTATGTTCGATGAGGCCAATAAAGATTTTCACGCCGCGATGTTGCTGGGATTGTCTAGGTCTGAAGCTATCTCCGCAATGCGTGCTGGAGGTATGGGCATAGATAATGCTTCAGCCATAGCCAACAACAGGTACAGAGACTACAAGATCAGCAAGTCGCTCACAAAGAGCATGAGGCGCGAGCTATCTCCAGAAGAGATGCAAAAGCGTCAAGAAATAGGCCGAGAGCTTATGATGAAACAAGGAGAGTAATGGCTAAATTTGACATCTCTGGATCAGCGTCACGCCAAACTGGATTAGGTCAGCAGGATCGCAATAACGCAATCCGCATGGAGTTTGAGCCTTATTCAAAACCACCGCAACAACCGCCAGAACAGACCGCAAGGATAGAACCTATGAGCGAATATGTTAAGCCACCGACAGCACCAGCCCAGCAACCATCTGGCGCACTTCCATTGCCATTGCAGACCGTGGAGTGGGAGGGGCGTAAGGATAAGCAGGGTAATCTTGCTGTATACAAGTTGCCATCTGGGGATATGGGTGGAAACTACGAGGTAGCTGGAATCAATGACCGATACCATCCAGAAGCATTCAAAGCCATCTCATCGTTACCTCCGCAAGAAAGAGCGAAAGCAGCGGCAGAGTACATCCAAGGATACACCGCGCCACTCGTTGAAAAACTCCCCCAAGCCATCCAGTCATTCACGCAGGATCTCGCGTTTAATCGCGGGCTGGGCGGTGCAACAAAATACATCCAGCAGGGGCTAAACACGCTGGGGCAGAGGGTGGCGGTAGATGGTGGGCTTGGACCTAAAACATTAGCCGCAATCAATCAAGTTGAGCCAAGGGCATTGATGCGTGCAGCTAGCGATGCTCAATTGCAGGATGAATACAATATGGCTGAACGCAACCCAGCCAGAAAGAAATTCATTCCTGGCCTAGAAGCTAGGATTAGAAATAGATTGTCAACCTTTGGGCAAGGTTAACGGCTTGCCCAGCCTTGTCTTACTGTGGTTGATCCAGCAGTAAATGAATTAACTGGACCAATATAACAAGACCCAACCTTTTCAGTTAAACCTTCATTTGACACAAATGCATTACCAACGCGAACAACAACGCTATTATCTTGTCGAATATATGTTGATCCAACGTGCTGACACACCTTCCCATTTTGATAAATGAACCTGCTTCCAGACTTAAATATCAATCCATCTTCAGTCATAATCACGCTACCAGCCCTATGAACATTTCCACCTCCACGATAGACTCCACCAACAAAGTCATTCATTTCGGTTTCATCTTCATCCGCCATTCCCGATGCCATCAGCATCGCCATCAGTGTGATAGTTGTTATTGCTTTCATAGAAAAAAGTCTCTAGCACCAAACGGAATCCGTCAAGCATGAAATTATCTTCCCGCCAAATAGGTGCAGTTGGGGTGGCTCGCGTTACTGGTGCGCTACTGCGCTGTGGGTACTCGGTGTTGCTGCCTTACGAGGATTTTTCTGGCTATGATGTAGTGGCTGAGAAGAATAATAAGTTCTTCCGCATCCAAGTTAAGACCGCGCAAACTGTAGAGGCAGGACGCACCAAGTATCGCTTCAGCACCAGCAGCGGGAATGGATTTAAT